TTAACTTAATTACTACTGACCGTGAAGCTGTCCGTTGGGTAGAACGTGTTGGTTCTCTTAACATCCAACCACAAATCGTGGCTGTGTTAAAGACTGGTACTGCTTCCTAACCTCTTAGAGTCGATTAGCTTAGGCTAGTCGGCTCGCTAGAGTTAAGAAACTAATTTATAAACACTATGTTTTATAACTACATCTATAAAAACAAAGAAACTGGTCAGACAGTTTATTCTCAGAAGGAACTTAAAGACGACAAGTTGGAATTAAAATCTTCCACTAAAAATGCGTCTATGAAGTCGAGTGAAGTTTTAGAAAAAAGTAAATAATCTTATATGCCAGAAGTCGCAAAAATAGGCAGGGGCTATACATCCAAAGCGTTGATTGAGTCGTTTCTAAGAAGCGGTACGATTAGCGATGACTTAACGTCCTATATTTTGTCGGCTCAAGAGCTGATTGAAAATACGACTGGTCGCATATTTGCTCCTGATGAAACTGAAACGGCTAGATTGTTTGACGGTAACGGTTGCCGTGAACTCTTAATTAGTGACTGTGCGGAGATTACTAAGCTCGAAGTTGCGACTGATGAGTGGGGTGATAACTTTACCGAAGTGCCTGATACCGAGTATAAGACCTACCCGAACGAGGCTAACGTACCGATTAGAAAATTAATCTTACGTTACATCGCTTTCTTTCAGGGCTATCAGAATATCAAAGTTACTGCTAAGTGGGGCTGGAAAGCTATACCTGCTGATATCACTTTCGTTGCGACTGCTTTAGCTGGTGGGATGTATAACGCTCAACTACCAAGCAACAATCTTAAATCAGAAAGTATCGGCAATTATTCAGTCAGTTACGGCGATAAAGATTGGGACAACTTTGATAAATTAAAAGCGATAATGAAGCAGTACGAAAATATACAGATATGATAAATAATTTTTTCACAACTGAATTTCAGAATAGTCGGCAAGTATCAAAGGGGGAGCAAAGCAGTTTAGAAGTAGTCGGGACGTTCAAGGGGCATATTCAGCAATCGAGCCTCGAACTCGCTCAGAACTACAATATGGCAAGTAGCCTCGCTTTCTCGGTCTGGTGCGATATTAATACCAACGTGAAGGTCGGAGATAAAATCACTGAGTCGGGCAATAACTATTACGTCAAAGGAAGCTCAAAACGAGCCGTAGGGAACGTTAAACATCTAGAGCTCATACTTGAGCAAGTTATTAAATAAAACTCACTACAAGACAATATGGCAGGTTATTCAATAACAACTAAAGGATGTAAGGAGTTAATTGCCAGTTTCAAGAGAGCCCCCGACATAGTTGTTAAGGAAGTGTCAAATTTTATTCAGCGAGCGATGGCTCAGTACCGTAGCGGAATACAAAATAACCCTTGGACGATGAATAGTAGCGGTGGCGGTTCGCCTGTGGCACTGGTAAACGGCGGAAGCTTAAGAGCCAGTCACGAAGTATCAGTTACGCCGTGGAGTGGAAGCATTAAGCCAACAGCTTGGTACGCTCCCTACGTTCACGGTTTAGATGGTCAACTGGTTAACAAGCGAGGCGTGAAGTTAAGACCGTGGCTTGATTTCGTAGCTCAAGATAAGAAGTCCGAGATTGAGAAGCTGGAAAAAGAATTACTCGATAATGTTATAAGACAACTATGATAATTACATCACTAATAGAACAAATCAAAAGCATTATTGATACTATCACGCTCGAAGTTGATGGCGTATCGGTTAAAAGATTTAAGGACGTGTTCGCTTACCCGACCGAAGAACCAGAGAATTACCCAGCGATTATCTTCTTCCCTGATAAAACCGAAAACAGTTTTAATAATAGTCAGCAAAATTTTAAAGTATATCGTTTTAAACTTTGGGTCGTTGCTGGAATTACTACCACCGCCGATACTGAAACGCTGTTTGAAACTATCTTACCTAACTCGTGCGATAGTGTGATGGAAGCGTTTGACTCGAACTGGAACTTAAACTCGATTGATGGTCATCGGGTTTGGGCGAAGATAGATTTAAGCAAGATTATCAAGAGCGATAATGACAAAGGTATTCAGGCAATCGGTGAGTTTGATATTGAAATAAAAATGTTAACTAATAATTAGATTTAATAAACAACTTATTCTAGGAAACTAACGCAAACTAGAATAGGCAGATAAATTTTATGAGCGAAATAATCGGAAAGCAAATTGAAGTCGGCGTTTCCATAGAGGCTACTCGTGGCACTCTGGGTGCGTCTGCTCAAAAATGGTTGAAGTATTTAACTACAACCTTTAGAGAAAAAATCGCAAAAGTCGAAGATAAGAGTCAACACAATTCCTTTGCTGACGCTGATGGTCACAGAGTTGTGAAAACTTGGGTAGAAGGTGAAATTACTGGTCACGTCCACGCTGACGGTATCGGTTATTTACTGGCTTCTTTACTCGGTGCTCCGACTACAACTGCGGTTTTAGCCAATGTAAAAGACCACGACTTCATCTTAGACGCTGACGCTTTACATCCTAGCCTTTCTTTATTCTTAAAAGATGGTGGAATAAAACAAGAAGGTTATAACGGTTGCCAAGTATCAAGCCTTGAAATCTCAGGCAGTGTCGAAGATTACGTGAAGTTTAGCGGTAACTTAATCGGTAGAGGAGGTGTCGCTGATACTAAGAGCCCAACTTACTCAACGAGTGAGTATGATTTCATCGGTAAGGAAGTGACTATCAAGATGGCGGACAGTTTAGCTGGTTTAACTGGGGCAACTCCTGTCTTAGCCACTAACTTTAAGTTTAAGTTTGATAACGGCTCAAAAGCCAATCATTGCCTTGGTTCTTTACCACCTACTGAGGTGCTTGCGACTAAGATGTCAATCGAAGGTTCAATCAGCAAAAACTTTGTTGATAATTCCTACGAAACAATGTTTAAAAACGGCACAGCGAAGTATATTCAAATCGCTATCGTTGGTGACGCATTGCTTGACGCTACTAATCACCCACAAATAATCTTAACTTTGAATAAAGCTCAGGTTACTAACTGGTCACCGAAAGGTAACGCCGAAGATATCATCACTGAGGATGTTGATTTTAAAGGCTATTGGAACGCAACTGACGCTAAGTTATTTTCTTTAACCCTAAGAAATTTAACCGCTGGTTATTCAACTGGTGTTTAAAATAAATTAATTAATAAATTAGTTCTTTGGTGGAGTGGTTATTTGTCTAACTAACTCCACCTTAGACAGAAAAGAACTCTATGAAAGAAATCAAATTATCAAACGGCACGGACGTTGCCGTTATCAAAGACTTTTGTTCCCGTGGCGAGAAGAAGCGAATTAAAAACCTATTGTTCGGAGGCACAGTGATGAACCAAGGTGAAGGCGGTAAGATGAAAACGGACGGCTTATCAATGAAAGCCTTAGAGGACGCTAACGATTTAGCCTTAACTTTACTAGTTGAGAAACTAATCATCGGCGGTGTTGAAAAATTAAATCTAACCGTTAATGATTTTGACGCTCTTGATACTCGTGACTTTGATATCATCAGCAAGGAAGTAAATTTATTAGTCAACCCAGAACTCCCAAACGCTTAACGGACACTATCTACAAGCTACTAAGTGGGGTAAGTGTCCCTGATGTTCCTGAGGAGTATGTCGAATATCGACTATGTAAGCATTTCGGCTGGACTCCTAATCAGTTAGACGAGATAGATAATTATAAGCTTCAAGTCTTTCTAGAAATAATCGCTTGTGAGCAGGAAGTAAATAACAAAGAATAAAATTATATGGCTGACCAAAAAAATCTAGAGATAGCAATCAACGCAGTAAATAACGCCAGTAAACAGCTAGACGATGTTACTAAGTCTTTAGGTGGTGTCAGTACAGCCAGTGATAAAGCAAATACCGCCCAAGGCTCGATGTCGAAGGCGGTATTTAACGGTGTCGCAATGTGGGACTTAGCAAAAGGGGCGTTCCGTATGGCGAGTGGTTTCATCTCGGAGAGTATCGAGTTAGCCAAAGAAGCCGAACTGACTACGGTTAAATATAATGCCGTCTTAAACTCCATCCCAAATCTAACTGAGCAAGCCAGACAAGCCACGCTTAGCTACGGCAACTCCTTGCTTCAATACGGCGTTGATAATGAACAGGCGACACTTTATACCGCTAAGTTCTTAAAAGCGACTGGTGACGTAGGACAGAGCCAACACTTAATGAAAACGGCGTTAGACCTAACCGCTTCGGGTTATGGAACACTTGAGTCCAACGTTGATAATCTCAGTAAGGTTTTAGTCGGTAAAGGCACAAGAGCTCTAATGGAATATAAGGTTAACTTAAAAGATGGGGCAACGACTGCCGAACAGTTAGACGCAATTCAAAAGAAAGCAACGACCTCGATTGAAGATTGGGCAAAAACGACTGAGGGTAAGACTGCCATAATGAAGGAGAAATTTAACGAAGTCAAAGAAGGTTTAGGCGGTGGCTTCTTGCCCGTGATTAACTCGGTCGCTGACGCAGGGATGGGACTGCTAGACGCTTTAATCGCTGACTCGCAGGGAGCAAACATAATGGGCAATACTCTAGCGGTCGTATCTAATTTCTTAATCGGTTTAGGTCAGACCGTATGGACGATTATAAAAATCTTCGGCAACTTCGGAGCTGGGCTAATCTTAGTCGGCGATATCGCTTGGAACTTTGTTAAAACAGTCTGGGACAATTTTAAAAATTTCGCTAAGAACTTGGGTCTTATTTTTAAGGCGATGTTTGAGGGTATTAGCGGTAACTTCGAGGGAGCAAAAAACACACTCGCTAGTTTAAACGAGATTGATACTTCTGGCTTATCTATGAGTATGGACGCTTTTAATAATAACGCTCAGGAGGCTGGCAAGAGTGTCGGTGAATTACAATTTGGCATTAAGAAAATGTTTGCTGGAACGCAGGGAGCAAACAATTTGAAATTTGATATTCAGGGAGCAAAGGACGGCTTTAATAACGTTAAAGATGCAACGGGTAACGCTGGGGCTGGGGTTGATGAACTCGCTCAGAAGATGACGGAGTTAAAGGACAAGATGAAAGATACCGTCTTAAAGGGGGTGGACGCTTTTGATGAACTTCAAAAGAAGATTATTGATATTCAAACCCAGATGGGTCAGCTTAGTTCCGAGAACGCTTTGAATAAATTTTCTGACCAAGAAGATTTAGCTAAAGCCTATGCCGACCAAGAAACTAAGGTCGCTGATTTAGCCAAAGAATTATCACAGAAAAAAGCTGACTATAACACCAAGATGAACGAGTCGGTAACTTCTGATAATATCGTGAGCCATAATCAGGAGATGGCTAAACTTCAAACCGAACTAGACGCACAAAAGGCAACTTACGATAAAGAGAAACAGGCTCTAGAGGCTCATAGCACAATTTTAATCGCATACGGCGATAAAGTTGCGGACGCAAGACGAGTCAACAACTTAACTGATTTTGAAAAGACCTTAGAAACGACCAACAAGAAAATGTTATTGGCTCAAGATGAGTTTAATAACAAGATGGAAAGCTTCCAAAAAGAATTGACTGCCGAGCAGATTAAACAGGCAACGGTTAAAGCCTTACAGGAGCAAGCTTTAAAAGAGGCTGATAAATTTCTTGCTCAAGGCGAGAAGCAAACGGCTGATAGTGTAAATAAAGAAATCGCTTACTACAACGCTTTAGCGGACGCAATCGCTAGAGCCAAAGCAGGTCAACGCTCATCGAGTGTCGCTCTAGCTAGTGGCACTGATAAACGGGCAACAGCAAGCACAGCGGTCACCGTAAATATCAACGCTGGCAATGTAGTCGGTGACGCTGGTATTAAAGCTCTAGCCAATTTAGTCAGTAATAAAGTTGGTCAGATGGTCGGAGCTAACGCAAAATTAACCAATTAATATGCTACAAGTTTTAATCGACAATATTGATAAGACATCTCTCATCGACTGGGAGAGTTTTGCCGTTGAGTCGAATAAGGATGAAATCATTGATACTGTTAATTTCAGAGTATTTGTTTATGAAGGTGTGACTTTTAACCCTCAATATAATCAAGATGTAAAAGTAAAAGAGGACGGTAACGTTGTTTTTGCTGGGACTATTCAGACCGTTAAGCAGACTGTCGAAAACTCAAGCGTGATTATCTACGATATCGAAGCGAGTGATTACACCGTTAAATTAGTTGGTATCTTTGCTTCAAAGACCTATAAATCAACTCCTGCGGTTGTCCCTGCTTATTTGTACAGCAAGATGATTACAATCACGGGTCAGACTGGGGCTGGTACTGGCTTTCAAGTGCCGATTTTAGTTGGTGAAAGTTCTGGCTCTGCTGGGGTAAATGTTCACACTAACGGACACTCTAGTTTATTCCCAACCGCTAAAAATATCTCTGGTGATTTGCGTTTTAGAGCGTCAGACCAGACTACTGAGTTGCCGTTTTGGGTTGAGAGTGTAACGGGCGTAACGCCTAATCGTGTGGCTAAGTGCTGGGTTAAGGTATCGGCTGATTTAGGAACTAATCAGAATATCTATTTAGCTTACAGCGGTGATACTACTAATGTCAGTAATGGCGATAATACTTTCTTATTGTTTGATGACTTCGCTGATGGCTTAATTGACGCTAATAAGTGGGTCGTGGGGGCTGGCAGTGGTTCAGATAGTGCGACTGAGGCAAGTGATTTACTTACCGTGGTTAATGACGCTGTGTCCCCTGAGAAAATGATACAGTCAAAGAACGCCTTGGCTGGTGATATTGAAATGGTGGCTTATATGAAAGCGACCACAGCCATCGCTTCTAATTTAGGTATTAGTATCTTTGACTCAAATCAAGCGGACGGTAATGCGATTACAACATTTTTTAATAACACCAGTAATTTTAATCTTTACTCAAGAGCGACTGGAACTTGGACTCAGGCTCAAGCAACTGTTGGCTCTTTCTCTCAAAACGTTTTATATAAAATCGCTTTGAAATTAGTCGGCTCAACAGCGACCTTTAAGAAGGATGATGTTGCGACTGGTAACGCTTGGACTAAGGCTCTTGGTACTAGTCGTTATTTAATGCTTGGTGCTCGTGTTTGGCAGGAAGCCTCAACTGATAGCGGAACGCTTGCTTACGATTACGTCTATGCTAAAAAGACAATGACGGCTGAACCAGCATTTAGTACAGCAGGTGCGGAGGTAACAGGTACAACTACGCCAGCAACTAATTGGACTGTTAACAATATTTTAACAGACCTCTGTTCATCTTTCGCCCCTGAATTTAACGCAACCAATGCTCACTGTGATTTTATCGTTCCTAAAATTGTCTTTAACCAAGTGCCGATATTAGAGTGTATAAAAAAATTAGCCAGCATTGTTAACTTCTCGTTCTTCATCGACTATAACAAATCAATTCACTTCTTTAATGAGAGTGATGGCTTTGCTCCGTTCTCAATTACGGACGCTGGCGGTTATGAGTTTGACTCACTAGAGAGAACTTTAGACGGCTCACAGTTAGTGAACGTGGTTAAGGTTCGTGGCGGAGAATATGACGGGGCGTTGTTTACTGATAAAATTACCGCTTCTGGCTCAGTGACTAAGACCTTTACTATCGCTAAAAAACTTTCTAATCTAACCGTTAAATTAAACGGCGTAGTTAAAAATGTTGGTATAGATAACATTGATAATTTCACGACTGATGATGTTTTATATAATTATAATAATCAATCAATCGCTTTCCAAAACAACTTAGCTGATGGCGATGTCATTGAATACTCTGGTAACCCTAAGGTGCGTGTCTTTCAAATCGCCGAAGATACTTCGAGCATTAATCAGTACGGCAGAATTGAGAAGTTAATCAGAGAAGATGATATTAGAGATAACGTGATTGCTCGTAAGCGAGCGGTGGCAGAACTCTATGCTTACTCAAATGGTATCATTGACGCTCGGTTCGATACTACTCAAAGTGGTTTAAGAGTTGGGCAATCGGTTTTAGTTGATTGTCCTAGCCGTAATTTCACGGAGAGTTTAACCATTAAGACTGTGAAGTTTATCACTAATAGCCCAACTTCGTTTAGATATCAGGTGGACTTAATTAATACCAAGCGAGCCACTTTAATTAGTATATTAAGCAAATTGCTCGTTCCTGTTTCTTTAGATATTGATGATACCGAAGTTAATGAAGATATAAGACTTGATATTGCTGAGTTAAAATTAGTTGAACAGCATACCGTTGTCAGTGCGTTCTTAGATGACGCTGATTTAGAAGTTTTAGAAACGCATTATATTAACCCACTGGGAGCAGGTGTCGAGCCGTTTTGGGTTTTGGGTGATTATTTCCCAACGAGTGCGAGTGACCCTAAGCGTGTTGGAATTTTAGATAATTCCCTTACACTTTATTAGTTTTCAAATCATTAAAAAAATGTTATAATAATACTATGAATAACGACAATCGCATTGACCAAGCAACGCTTAAATTAAAAAGAAATCAAACTTTTTTCTCTCTAGCCAGTTTTGTAACTAAAGACCACCCAGTAATCAAAGCTCTAACAGATTTCGCAATGGGTAAAACCGAGTGGAGCTCATTAAGACCTTACATCAAAAGCAGGGTCATTTTAAATTACGCTAGTGGGCATAATATCATCGCTTTAGACGGCAGACGTAACATTATGGCACGTTTGGCTGGGGACAATACTAACGATATTGATATCACTCACGGAGCACTGGGGGCTGGGTCAACGGCGTTTATTGAAAATAATCACGGCTTAACTAATGAGATTTATCGTTGCGTGCCTAACTCGACATCTTTTGAAAACGATACGATGTACGCTGACTTCTTTATCGGGGCTGGCGATGTTGCTAATCAAACTTTCAATGAGTGGGCAACGTTTATGGCAGGAACAATGGCAAGAAACTCTGGTCTTGCGTTCTCACTTTTTCTAACTGGCGGTTGGGTTAAAACTGGTTCAATGTTTGTTAGCTCTAAATATCAATTACTAAACGCTTAATTTTATGACAGATAGATACGCACCAAAATCAGGAGATAAGTTATACGCTAAAGATATTCAAAGCGTAATGCCTTTGATTGGTACAGCTGGTAAATTAGTGGGTGGTAATAACCCCTCGGCTGTTAGTATTTTTGAGTCTTTAAGAACTAGTGGAAACGCTGGAAAATTAAAGATAAATATTGATGGTAATATCTTCGATGACGTTATAGTCCTGCCAGCATTTTCTCTATTAAACTTTTCTTATGCCAATAAAATGTTTACGACATTATCTGGTGTCGGAAATATGGGTTTATATTTTAAATCAGATGGGACTAAGGTTTATTATTTCGACCAATCGGCTGGTTGTTCTGTTTTTCAAAGAACATTATCAACACCTTGGGACATTACAACGGCTGGCGGAGCAACAAGTAAATATTTTACTAGCTTATCAAACGGTGGTGGTTTTACAATGAGTCCTGATGGCGTTAACTTATATACTGTTTGGCGAAACTCAGGGGCTAATGACATTTTGATGAGAGCGGTTATGTCAACACCTTGGGACATTACAACTGCTGGAAGCCCTTTATATGATTTAACATTTGGTTCAGTAGTTAGTGCTGGGGGAATTACTTTTAAACCAGATGGGACAAAAATGTATGTTTGGTTTAGTGGTACAATGAGGCAATATACTCTATCTACTCCTTGGAATACAGCAACCGCTACCGCTGATGGCAAAACTTTCGCTACTGCTGGTGATAACTTAACGTTCTATAATAACGGTTTAAATTGTTTAGGTGGTGACGGTAAAGCATGGAACTTAGGTACAGCGTGGGACATTTCAACAATGGTATATAGTGGTTCAAGTTTTAGTTTAGCTTCTGGTGGCGGAGGAAGATGTTACGTCAGCTCTGACTTCTCAAGATTTTTCACAATGAGCGGACAAAATTGTTACCAGTATAATAACGGTACGGCACTAACTTCTCTAACTGATGTTGCTACTCTACTCCAAACAGCGATTAGAAATATTACGGGAAAGACCGAAGCCATAATCTACAATACTAATCACTTTGAAATTTATTCAAGCCGTGTCGGTTCTACATCTAAGATATTAAAATTAATGACTCCTAGCAGTGGTACTGATTTATCTGGTTCTAGTTCCCCTTTATATTTAGATTGTGCGTCCAATGCGGTTGAAACTTTAGGCACTGGAATTAACCCTCAGGTTGAAGGTAGATTAATCGGCGGTTCTTCTGTTAGTGTAGTAAGTGTTTTTGAAGCCCTAAGAGCTGGCTCTAATAATGGTAAAATAAAAACTTCAATTGATGGGGTTACCTATGATAATGTTGCCGTTGATTTAGACAATAGCCCATCTACTAGCACAACAGAAACAGAGCCAGTAAATTATGGAAATACTACTATTGCTGGGGAAACTGGTATCAACTCAGATAATGCTCAATATGTGGCTCAAGTTTTTGACTCTGGTAATCTTACGACTATTACTGCTATTGAAGCTATGGTCTATAACCAGACTGGCAATACGGTTCAGCCTGTATGTGAAATTAGACTTGGCGATGGTGTTAGCGGAACACTCATAGGTTCTAAAACTATGGCTTCATTTGGGACTAGCGGGACATTTTTAACAAAAGTATCGTTTGATACAACACTGATTATTTCCAAAAATACTATTTATACAATTGTTTGGAAGATGTATCGTGCTGGCGGAGCAACTGGCTGGGGCATTAAATATTCAACAAATACAAGTTTAGGTTATTACCCAAATAGCACTACAAAAGATACAACAAAACGCCTTTGTTATAATATATATACAAAAAGTAAGGTCGTTTCTTCTTTCTCAGACATAGCTACTTGTCTTCAATTAGCAATCCGTGCTGTTACTGGAAAAACGGAAATTGTAAATTATACTGATAGACTTTCTATCGTTTCTAGCATAACAAATACTTTTTCTCAGGTTCTAAAATTTACATCTCCATCAATCGGTACTGATATCTCAGGAGCAGGGGCGACACCATATCTTGATTGTGCGTCTAAAGCCGTTGAGGTTTTAGGTGTCGGCGAGGACGATAAAATCATCCGCCTTGATAACACAGGAAAGGTGAGCCCATTATTATTAAAATTAATTCCTGTCGTATCAGCTAACGAAAGAGATATTAATGATACTCAAGTTACTTCAACTGGTGTGACAGCTGTAAAAGTAAAAGAGTTTAAGTTCAATGGTTTAGCTGGAACAATTAGAGCTAAGTTTCAGTTGTCTTTAATGTCAGGTACGGCTAATGCTTTTGGTGCGGTATTTAAAAATGGTACGATTATTAGTGCTTACACTTCAATGGGTAATAATGGCTGGCTAGATGTATCAAATGACTTCTCAGTTGCTAATGGTGATTTAATTCAGGTTTACGTTTATGGTACGGCTTCTAACTCAGTCGCAGGGGTAAAAAACTTTAGATTATGTTATGACGCTTTGCCTTCACCCGTAAGTGCCTCTGTAAATTTGTGAAGTCAATCATCCTAAGCTTAATTTTTCTCGGCTCGTTTTTCATACTGTTTATTCTAGGGATGTGGTCTGGGGTAATTCAAATATCAACATCAAAGGTCGCTAACTATAAATCTTTAAATCAAAATTTATATGATGGAGTTTATCAAATTAATTTTTAATAACTGGAACGATATTAGCAACGCATTTCTTGCTATTCTTTCTGCCTTATTAATCTTGTCGGAAATTCTTGCCCAGATACCTAGTATCAAAGCAAACAGTGTCTTTCAATTAATTCAAAATTGGTTACTATCAACCACTAAAAAGTAATAAAAAAGAAACGATATGTTAGAACTGCCACCACCAGTCGAATACACAAATCGGGAAATTGGCTTGATATTGGAGAATATGAACAAGAATATCAAGACCTTTATGAAGGTTAATACAACCGAGCATACTATGGTCATCGAGAAACAAAATCACACTAACGGACGTGTCCGAAAACTAGAAAAGTTTATCTGGGCTTTAGGTGGGGCTATCGTCATATTGGGTTGGCAGATTACTAACGTGGACAAGATAAGGCAGGTAGCGATGGCTTTAATTAAATAGTTGACACCGCAAACCTTTCTTTGATATACTATAAATAGTTAAAGAGCGATTAGCTCTTGCTAATAAGTTTTATTACTATGGAAAATTTAAAACAGGGTAATGACTCTCGTCAAAATTGCCAGAAGCCAGACTCGACTTGGCAAAAGTTCGAAGAAGAAACTAATATACTAACGGTGTTCGTTGGTGCTGATGATACCACTGGTATTTATTACCAAGGTAAACCAGCTGGTTACTTCAATGGTGCGGTTCGTAATCACGCTAAAGCTGATTACTTCGTGGGTGATGATAATATTAACGGTTACGGTGAAGCTAACAAAGTTGCTGAACCAGTTGCCGAAGCTAAGCCAGAAGCCACAGCTGAGGCTACAAGCGAGGTAGAAGCTAAAGCCGAAGAAACAGTAGCCACTACTACGCCTGACGCTCCAGCGGAAGCTCAAGCCCCAGAAGCCAGTGCTAATGTAGCACCAGCGACAGAGGAAGAACCAATCGACCCAACTTTACAATAATCAAAATTCAAAAGAGCTGGGGTAATTCCTAGCTCTTTTTTTAACTTAAAGCGTTACATTAAGTGGAGCACCTAACGTAACGCTTACTGTAAATGTTTATGTTTACTACTGTAAACCTCTTGGTTTGCGATTGTAAACCATTTTATAATTAATTGTAAACTAAAATTATATGCCAGATTTAAAAAATCTACATCCCGTCTTACAAGAAAAAGCTAATCAGTTTATTGCTCTCTGTAAGGCGAAAGGAATTGATGTCGCTATTACTCAGGGTTTTAGAACTATCGCTTACCAGAATAGCTTGTATGCCCAAGGACGCACGACTGTTGGGAAGATTGTGACTAACTGTAAGGGCGGTCAATCACCACACAATTACGGTTTAGCGTTTGACTTCGTTATTCTAACTAATGGTCGAGCTGATTGGGACTCCCGAAATAAGAACTGGGGTATCGCTGGCAGTATCGGCGAGAGTTTGGGTCTTACTTGGGGCGGTGAGTGGACTAAGTTTGTTGACCTGCCTCACCTAGAGTTTTTGTTCGGTTTATCTATTCAAGATTTAATCAAGGGTAAAAAAGCTCCGAACGTAGTGAAAGTAAAATCTCCTGTTTGGCTAAAAGAACTTCGTGAAGAATACTTAGTCAGAGTCGGTAAAGATATCTACTCCACGCTCGATAAGGTGGCGGACGCTAAAGAGCTCGCCTCACTAACTGAAAAACAATTAGTGCGTATCGGAAAGAGCATTTACAAGAAATTAAACTAGCGGTATAATTATATTGTCATAAGTTACAGGTTTTAATAATTAGCAGAAGAACCAGAGCAATCTGGTTTTTTTGTTTTATATGCCTGTTGATAACTTTTTGCTTAATAAATATAGCCCTTTATTTTAAAGGGTCTTTTGTTTGTGTTAGAGTGTTGACAAAGTTTCTTTGATGGTATATAATACTTACATACATAACTTGGGGAGTCGGTAGAGCGTAAGTGAAGCGAAAGCTAAAACGATAAAACTCTACCACTTCCTCGGTCATCTAATAATTAAAATCTTTAATTTAAAATCTATGGCTGGTTTAACTGAAAGACAAAAAATGTTATTAATGAAAGCTATCGACCTTCTTAATGACGCTGGTGGTTATACAACAATTCAGTGGGACGTAAAAGGTTATGACGGTTGCGAGTTCGACTGTGGTTGTTTGGCAGATGATTTAAAAATTGAGTTCGAAATTGAAGATTAACTATATGATTTTACAAGAAGCAAGAGAGTTGGCAGTCGGTCTAATGACTGAACACGGACTACACGACTGGAACTTCAAGTTTGATAAAGCGGTTAGAAGATTTGGGTGTTGTAGTCATAAAAGAAAAATGATACAGCTTTCACTCAAGCTAACCCAGCTAAACAAAATCGAGCACGTTAAAGACACCATCCTCCACGAGATTGCTCACGCCCTAGTTGATAGACATCACGGTCACGATAACGTCTGGCGAACTAAGGCTCTCTCAATCGGATGTAACGGCGAGAGATGTTACAAGAGCAAGGACGTAGTCTTACCACCTAAAAAATATACGGGGACTTGTAAGAAGTGTGGCAACACCTTCGGCGGAAGTCGAGCGACACGAAGCAGTTGTGCGAAGTGCGATAAAAAATTTAACCCCGACAATCTAATCGTCTGGGAACTTAATAAAAAATAATTATTCAAACCTTATGGTTAACTACAAAACATTGCTAAAGATTACGGACAAAGGTGACAAGTATGAGTTAGATGGCGGACAGAACCGAGTGAACTCTGCCGACTACATCTATATGATTTATAAGAACGGCGACTATTTACTTACCGTTGGCTACCAGACAATTAGGACTGGCAAGCTACGCTTCGAGGACTTGTCCTCGCTACCAGATATTGTAATTAAAAAAATTAAAAATTGTTTAAACGATTAACCTTATGATTATCAACATTGAAAAATATGATGGCAAGCAAATTACTTACAACGATAACTCAAACGAGTTTGTCTGTGAGTTCAAAAAAGATGGTGCTGATATTATCAAAAGAGCCAACAGCCTAGTTAAGTTAAGGGAAAAATTGGACGCTCTTGAAGAAGCCTCAAAAATTAAACAGGCTAAGCAACCAGCGATTTTAATCGAAGAAGGACACCAAGGAAGTTACGCTAAAAAAATAACCTTTGGTAATGTCGGAGCTTTCGGTTTTAAATCTAGATGGCACGGTGATAAAACTTTATTTTTCTGGTTCACTTCTGATAAAAAAGATAGAAGCCAACAGGAAGTTAGAGAATACTCAAGAAAAAAGTTTGTTCAAGACACCCCAGAAAATAGAGAGAAAATTTCTGAGGTTGAAAAGATTGGGAAATTGGTAGAAGATTATCGGCTTAAATGCGAACTAGAACAAAATAAAATATTAAATACTTTGGCTGTGATAAAGCCTTCCATCCCAGAGGAAAGCTTGCCAGACTGGAATTAATCTTATGAACTTAAATAAATTACTATCAGTTCAGAACGCTGAGATAAAAAGAAACTGGAAAAAATATTGTTTTTATTCTCTGCCTTACAATGACGACAAATATCTAGCCATTATCAAAAAACATTTTCCTCAACCTAAGAGAAAAAAAGACTGGCTATTTGTAAGTCATAAGGGTAACTTCGCTGAGATTGATTTTAGTGTTTCGGGTCAGCGTGGTTATGAAAGATACTTTTTCAAGATTGTGCTCAAGAAAGTTCCTCAAAGAACATCTGAAAACTGGCACGATTATGGAAATGATAAAGCCGTTTATGCCATCCAGTTTATAAGCCCAACTGAAAAGGAGCTTTATGGCAAGATGGAAGTTCAAGCGTTCATTAACCTATTAAGAGAACGCTTTGTCAAGCAGAACAATGCCATCAACGAGGAGCGAAACGCTAAGATTGCTGATGTTAAAAAGGCTCTTGATAACTTGGGCATTAACTGGTCTGATTATCTAAAAATAAAAAAGCTTTCCGAACGGTTAGACAATGGTCACTGGGACGGAAGCGAACTTAAAAAACTTAATTCTAAATAACCTTATAACCTTATGACAAAGGAAAAGAAATTTAGAGCTGTCGATGTTGATTACAACTGCCTCAGATATTTCACTTTAAGAGATATCAGGGGCTACGGCGATAGCTTACAGATTATGAGTATGGACGGGCAAGGCTATCACTTCGTTGATGTCAACTCAATTCAGCAGTTCACTGGTTTTAAAGACAAAAGTAAAAATGAAATATACGAGGGCGATATTTTTCACTTAGGCGATATCAATATAAAATATCTCGTGCTCGATTGCGTGATGGCTAAGCAACTGACTAATGAGTCGAAAGTCGGTCTAGATTATTGGCAAGATAATATCGTGCTAGTAGGTAATACCGTTGATAACCCTGAATTAATTAAGTAACCCTATGATATTTTTACCACCAGAAGCTAAGTCATTTAAACGACTCTGCCAAAAATTTAACCCCGATGACTTTCTTAAAAAGATGATTGATGTCGGGGAGCTAGACGGCATAACCGACAATTACGGCGAAGATGTTTATCAGCTCTGTAATAACGCTGTTGCTTGGATGATAATTAAATTACAGGGAACGAGCGATTACTACTGTGCCGAGGTCTGCCGTGGAGAGTTCGAAGGTCGTGACCATACGTGGATGAAGTTTAACGGTTACTACATCGACTTAACACTAGCTCAATTTATCGAAGCACCGAGAATAGCAATTACCAGAGTCACCGAGAAAAACGGTTATGCTCCTTACAAGACGATGGCTATTCCTGAGTTTTTAGAAATGCTTAAAAATGAAGTTTAAAATTAAACGATTATGAAATCTAATTGTAAGGACTGTAAACACTTTACCGAGGAAGAAGAAAACTACGGCGAAGATTGTGATGGTTGCTCTAACAAAGAAGATGAAAGTTGTTATTGCCATATTAACCCACCTTGCGGAGTTTGCGAAAATAATAAATTTGAAGCTAAATAATCTATGTTTAAAAAATTAGTTTGGTTAGCAATCAACGTGACGGTTATTTACTTTGTCTATCACATCAGCTTTCTCCAAGGAGTTTTAAAAGAACGGGAGGGCAAAGTCTGTGTTGGCGAGTATGAACTGAGCACCTACGAAAAAACTTTGAATATCGCCTCACAGATTTGTATTGGCGTTCAGAGTTACAAGCAGAAAGAATTAGCTGACTGCCAAAAGGAGTCAGTAAAATATAAAAATAATTATTATTCACTTAAAAAACAACAGGTAGCAACGACTACCGTAACCCTTAACTAGTATGATAAATAAAATATCAGATGAAGATTTAGCCTTCTTGGTTAAATTGGGTAAGGAGATGAACGCCTGTAACAATCGGGGCACTCAATTTCCAATGTTCGAAATTAGACAAAAAGTAAAAAGATGGGTAGAAGTCGGCGAGGACTGGGATGAGCGAGAACGTGTCGAGGACGCTCAACCTTATTGCCTCTGTCCTAAGTGTCGTGAGCTCTACGATAATGATGAAGATTTACCAGACGATTGTGATGACTGCGATGAAGAAGCATATAACCACTACAAGCTAGAGGATGAAATCGTTGATAGATGTGGTATGTTCTTTACCGACAAACAAGCTCAGGAGCATATTGACCTAAACGACTACCACTACAACCAGCCGTTTACCTACGCTACGGGTAGTTGGAGGAACTATGATTTACAAAAGGTTTTAGAAATTTTGTCAAAGTTAGGGAGCGAAGATGACAAACCACTCTCTCACTATCAAACCTATGTTAAATAAGACTCAAAAAGACCTCGTGTTGAGCGAGCTAAGGGTCAATGGCTTCATTACTCGGAACTTCTGCTTAAGTCGCTACATCAGCCGTTTAGGGGCTATCATCTGTGACCTAAAGAAGGAGGGCTACGACATTGAGGCGAGCTGGGTAAAAACTGAGTACGGAAAAGACTACGTTTATAAACTTAAGCCCAGACAGGGCGGACTATTCTAACCAATATGTCAGACCAACAACTAATCGAATTATTTAAGAGCGGAAACTTTACCATCGTATATTGGGACAATACTGTTCCCAGTATCTACAAAGGTAAATGGGACATCAACCAAGAGTCTGAAAAGGATGATTACGAGGAGATGAATAAGCACGAGGTTGATTTCAATGATTGGGGCGATGGTTATTGTCCTAAAATTGTCGAGCTTCTAGCCGAGGCGTTAGGTGGTAAGAGCGATAGTATTTAAAATTAATTATTAAAATATGAGCTTAGATATTTATTTAAAAGCTAGGGTCATCACCACCGTGTATGACTCTAACGTCACCCACAACCTCACTGAGATGTGGGACAGGGCGGAAATTTATAATGACTTGTATAATTCCGAAGGAAAGAAAGCGAAGGAGGTAGTTAATAATTTAAAAAAAGGCTTCGAGAAGATGAGATTAGAGCCAGATGTTTATATCGCTTTAGAGCCGAGCAATGGCTGGGGCGACTACACTGTGGCGATGAACTTCTTAGGAGAACTAATTAGGCAGTGTGAACTTTACCCCAATAGTATCGTTCATATCAGCAAATAATATTATGCTTATTCACTGGGTCACAATCGAAAGAAAAACAAATTACTTCGAGAACGTCTGCTCGTGCTGTAAGCAAAAGATTACCGATAAGACACTTAAGATTATTACAATTGCTTATGTCGGTTGGGGTCGTGGCGATGATGACGTTTATTATTTACATCACGATTGCTGTAAGCAAAATAACGGCGAGAAGTTACTTGACTACGCCCTGCGTATTAAAAACTTAGACACCGAACTTTAATTATAAAAATCTATATTTAAACTTTATGGAAAAAGAAAACGAACAATTTGTCGCAGGTAGAGATAACGAAAGTTTTAATTCTCCTGTGCTTGGCTCAGTCAAAGAGTGTATCGACTTTATGATACTTGAGGCTGACTCAGATGTCGGCGATAGTATCTACATCGGAAACCCAGTCAAGATTTCGCTTGGTCAACTAATTGATGTTGATATTTTGATGGAGCAGATGAACGAAAAGGCGTGCGATGAGGTTGGTGAATATGCCGAAGATTACTTAGATGATGTCGGAAGTGAGTTTAGAGATGAGTTATTAAATTTAATCGCTAACTGGTTTGAAGAAAAAGGTTTAGCACCAACATTTTACTCAGTAGATAACGTTCAACACTATGAGGTTGTCGCTGGTGGAACTGCCGTGCTCGTTCCTAAAGGTCAAGCTTGTTTATAACTATATGTTAATAGAAACTCTAATAGAATTTTTTAAGTTCAGAGATAAATACGGTCAAAGTTTTAGAGGTTTATTAAACGCCGTAGCCAAAAAACACACCGAACCATACTTTGAAGATTATGATAAAGATTTTGAATATAGAAGAATTGTTAATTTTATAGTTGATTTTAATCGAAAAATAATCAATCAAACGATAGAGGAAATGATTAAATCTGAAATTAAATACTGGAAAAAAGTGTTTGATGATAGACCAAAAGGCAGAGATTTAGAGAGTGATAATATCGCACAAAATTTTGCCAGAATTGAAATAGACAGATTAGAGAAATTGCTAATTGATTTAAGACAAAACTGATATGGCAAATATTAAATGCCCTAAATGCGGTGGAGTTTGCGACTATGTAAACTGTCACCCAGATGGAATAGCGTACAGTAATTTGGCGTGTACCGTCTGTGATTGGTTCGAGCCACCGACAGAGAATAGGGAAGCGACCGATGATGAATTAAAAAACTTACCATTTTAGTATGAAAAAATTTAGACTAAAAAGTTATTACGAGGCGACCACAAAAAATAAACCGAAGTGTAATTGTGGAGTTGGTCGTTGGTGCTCTGAGTGCTTTCTCGATAAGATAAATGTTGGTAAAATATACTGTGGTAAATCTGGCGATGGTAGTGATATGAGGTTGATGAATAAACCTAATTACTTAGTAATTAAATCACCTAACACTTTTTAAATTTATGGCAGACTCAGAAGAAGCAAAAACTAGAGCAAAGATTTTTTCTCTAGAGGGTCGTAAACGTTATCTAGTTCGTAATTTACCAGACTATGAGCAAAGAATAAAAGACAAAAGATATAACGATTGTGTTGCCGAATTAGATTTTTTAACAAGATTTTTAATTCTCCTGTTGACATAGTTTCTTTTATATAATATAATTTCAATACCTAACTAAAGGTGAGCGTCTAACAAAAACTAGAACTTTAAAACACATTTAGAAAGTTCAATGTTTGGGGGGAAACCTCTTAATGTTGGACGCTCCGAGTGTGTTTTTTGTTTATTAAATTTTAAAATTATGAGTCAAAAGCGTATGTTCGATAGAGCGATTATTGATACTGACAGATTTATGGACTTACCAGTATCAGCTAAAGCTCTCTATTTTTTACTTGGGATGGAGGCTGATGATGAAGGTTTTGTTTCCTACAAAAAGGTTCTCAGAATACACGGCGGTAGCGAAGATGACGCAAAGATACTGGTAGCCAAAAACTTCTTAATTAGTTTCCCATCTGGTGTAGTTGTAATCACTGATTGGAATACGAATAATTGGCTTGATAATCGCAGAATTAAGAGCACTGAATATCAGGCTGAGAAGAAATTAATAGTCTTGACTGATAATAAAAAATATGAGCTTAGCACTCGCTCAGCCAGTATAGAGGAGTATAGAGTAGAGGAGAGTAGTATAGAGGAGAGTAATGCTAACCAGCAGATTTTAGAATTTAAAGATGATGTTACCGTTAACAGGGAACAGGAAGCTGACGCTTCCCCCTCACAAATCGCTAAAGATTTCTTCAATAACCCAGAGTCAGAATATATTTTAAAAGTAATTACTTGGCTTACTGAAAAAGGTTACAATGAGTCAATCGTTAAAAAGGAACTTTCAAAGTTCATCTCTTACTGGACGGAGAAAAATAAGAGCGGTAAAAAGCAACGCTGGGAACTTCAAGAAACGTTTGAGGTTAACCGCCGACTCGTTACTTGGTTTGGAAAGTTTAATAGTAATAATTTATTCTCTAATCAAGGACGACAAGCCGTTGATTTAGACAATATTTAATTTTATGATGAGAGGCGATAAAATAAAAATGGAGGGAGAAAAACAGCGGTACAAAGTTCAGGCGTTTAGTAAGAGATTTATAATTTTAACTAAGCCGTTCAACGCTCGAAAGACTTACCTGTACTCCATCGTTGATTTAGAGCGTAAGGTCAGGGGCAGAGATAATCTAGTGTTTGGTTTTATTCACGGCTATAACAATAAGGCAGGGGCTTCTAAGGCTATCAAATGGCTTGAGGCGAAGGAAACAGAGCAAGCCTCGATGGAAGTGTCCTATCGCCATTTTAAACCGCTAGAGGAGAGCGAGATTGAACAATTAACTAAATGATATGAAAAAAATTAAACCACAGGTTAATATAAAAGTTTGTTACTCGTTCACCTGCCCAATGTGTAAGCAAAAAAATAAGTTTTGGAATATATACGCTGAAATTTTAAAGTGTATAAATTGTGGCGAGAGGTATCTTAACGACAAAGATTACTCACCAATGTGCCACCCTAATAAATTTGAAGTTGGTAATTAAAACTTTATGACAAAAAAAGCTGATTACAAAATAAGCGAGGGCGATGTTTATTTGTTTAGGTATTCTCCTAAAAAAGAGCACGGGTGGGACGGTCGTTATCACTGCTTCGAAGGTTATCTAGTAGCTATCAAGGAGGATGATGAGATTGTTTTTTATGATACCTATTGGGGAATTAATGACAAGAGTGGTAGAAGATTTAAAATTACAGAGATTGAACTGGAAGTTTCTAAAGGTGGAGCGTTTGATTACTTTTTTAATTTTAAAGATGTCACCCTAATTGAGAGTTGGGAAGCCAAGCACTATGATGATAAAGATATTTTTAGAGTTTCAAGACAAAAAGCTTGCTCTGATGGATGTATTTATTACTATAAGAAAAACGGCTCTGAGCGTTCCCAAGAAACTATGTTACAATGTGTGCGTGAAAAGATTAAGGAGGAGGAGAGAAATATCGACCACGCAATTAGCAATATTAAATCGCTAACCATTAAAAAGCACGAGATTGAAAATGGCAATCTTAAAGTTAGTTTATAATTAAAACAAAACTTATGACAAACCAAGTAACGCCGTACACTAAGAAGTTTATGCTTCTTACGTATTCAAAACTAAAGTATATTATCACTGAGCAACAAGAGAAAGCCCTCAGGAACACTCCTGATAAAAGCGATGTGATTATCAACGGAAATAAAATTAACTCGTCTAACATTTCCGACATCATTGAACTGGGTGAGTATTACCGACAGCGACCAGAAGAAAAACCAGCAGTTGAGCTCCCGACTTTTAAATCAGAAGCACCGATACCGTTTTCACTGGCTAAGAACCGCCGAGCTCTCCAATCTATGATTAAGGGCTTGAGCGATTGCGTTGAGCGTCAGGGTTACCCGATTAGTCTTAAACAGCAGGTAATTATGGACGGTTTTGTTACCAGATTGAAGGCTCTAGACGGTTTAACCGAAGCGACCTATCAGGCTAAACCATTTAATACAGGAAATTTTTTAGACAATTAAATTGTGTATAACTAATAAAACCCAATTAAAACAGGGTTTTATTTTCGTGTTATAAGTATTGACAAAGTTTCTTTGATAATATATAATAATCATATAATTATTTAACCTATAACAAATATGAGTTTACTACCAAAAGATTTAGAAAGTATGCTCGGCTCAAAGGAAGAATTTGAACGAGCTAATAATCAAGACGATGACGGCGATGATATAATGGAAGAAAACAATCGCCTAGACCTAGCTGAGAGTCAAGCAGTCGATTGTAGAGAGGAGGGAAGTAATGAGTAGATATTGTCCCTTAGATAAAGAAGTCATCGAGGATGACGAGTGCGTTGACTGTGAAATGTGCCCTGATAATTAAATTAATTTTTAAAATTTATGACAAGCAGATTGTTAACCCATCGTGAGCTATTATTAAAAACTAGACAGGAAAAAAAATACAATAAAATCTGGCTAGTGATTGGTTTAGTGATGTTAATCGCTAACGTAATCTTATTTTACAACGCCGTTTAAGGCGTTATCAAACTTATGAAAATTATTAAGACTTATAGAAAAGATATCTTCGGCAGAAACTTAAGAGCGGTTACTGAAAAAAAGTTATTCTCTGATGGCTACGCCGTTGACAGCGAGGAAGAAATCAAAGAGTGGAACGCAGGTCAGGCTTGTTTAATACTGATTTTGTTTTTTCCGCTTATCTTCTGTGCTCGAATTAAAAAAATAAAAGTAACTTATTACAAATAATATGATGAATAAAGAAAAAATCTTACAGCTATTACCAGCGATTGAGTTATCTAATCAGGATGAGAAAGCCAGACGGGAGCAGTTTGCGAGTTATATTATTAGACTTTTACTGGCTAAGGACAGAGCAGGAAAAATCGTCAACACTTTTATTCAGAATAAAACTGAGCAAGAGATGGTTAACTTGTATCTTAGAGTCGCTAAAGACGGCTTGTCTTTTGATGGTAAACACGTGACGCTTCAATCAACTGGTGTGACCTACGACTACGTATCTTATAAAAATAAGATGTTTATCGCCTACCCAGAAAGTAAGATTGATATGGAGTTAGTTTTTAAAGGTGATACTTTTAACTTCGCTAAGGAGAGTGGAAGCGTTATCTATCACCACACTATTGCTGACCCGTTTAATCATAAAGCCGATGATGTTATGGGGGCGTACTGCGTCATTATCAATAAGCGTGGTGAGTTTATGACTACTCTAAGTAAAGAGGAGCTAGAGAAGCACCGAGCGATTGCCAAGACCAAGAACGTTTGGAACGATTGGTTTGTAGAAATGTGCCTCAAGACGGTTATTAAAAAGGCTTGTAAAAAACACTTCGATGATATCTATGAAAACATAGAGAGCCTTGACAATGATAACTACAATCTTGATAACCCCCTCGACCTAGAAGCTAAGTATAAAGACGAGATTGATAACATTACGGGTATTAAAGAGCTGATGGAATACTACTTAAATAACCAAGGTCGTGGGGCTAGTTTCGATAAGTACATCTCAATGAAGAAGGATGAACTAAGCAAGCAGTTAAAACAAAGCGGTGATGTCGTGACCGATGATAAAGGAGATATCGTTTATATAAATAAGCCACAATAATTTTATGATTATTCACCGAGATATTATTCAAGGTTCGCCTGAGTGGTTTGCTAAGCGGAAAGGGAAAGCGACAGCTTCACACGCTACCGCCATTGCTACTGCCAGTAAGGGTCTTGATACTTACGTTTTAGAAATCGTGTCTGAGTTCTTTTCAAGCGGTGAGAAAGAAGGGTTTGAGAACGAACATACCAAACGGGGTAAAGAGCTGGAAGCTCAGGCACGGTCAATCTATGAGCTGATGAAGGACGTAGAAGTCGAGCAGGTTGGTTTTATCGAACATAACGAATACATCGGTTGTAGCCCAGACGGTTTAGTATCTGAGGTCGGCGGTGTCGAAATAAAATGTTATGACGATAAATGCTATCTATATTTAATTACCGAGGGAGAGAAGGCAATCAGTAGCGACTATATGTGGCAGATACAGATGAACCTTCTAATTACTGGTCGTGAGTGGTGGGACTTCGTAGCCTATAACCCTAACTTTAGTAAACCGATATTTATTCACCGAATTTACCCCAACGAAGAAAAGTTTAAGGCGTTAAAAATTGGCTTCATAGTTGCCGAAGAAAAAATCAAGCAGTTAATTAATAAATATAATTTGGTAAACTTATGAACAATCAAAACCTAGAAGTCTTTAATCAAATCAGAAGCGAGCTAACGCTTTTGGCAAATGAGTATAAGGACTTTAAGATTAACGGCATTAATGATGTCGATGGCTATAACAAAGCCAAAGAAGGGGCGAAGAAATTAAGGGACGCTGAAATTGCCCTTGAGAAACTAGCTAAGCAAGAGCGTGAGGGGGCATTAAATTATCAACGGGGCATTATCTCGCTTGAAAAAGACCTATTAACTATTACTTCTCCTGTAAAAAATGATTTAAAAACTCAGTTTGAAACCATCGACAAAGAGATGGCTAGAGAAAGTCGCAGGGTCTTATTGCCCGACCGCATACAAGCTCTTAAAGACATCGAGATTTTAGTCATTGAAGATGATAAGGAGCAGATTGATTTAATTCTTGAGATGGACGAGAAAGATTGGGCTAATTATTACAGCACTCAAAAGCTCTCCTATTTAGAAAATAAAGACCGTATTCAACGGGAGAAGCAGAAAGAGGAAGATGATAAAAAAGCTCAGGCAGAAAACGAAAAAATTAGAATTAAAAACGCCGTGCTAATAAACAACAATAAAATCTTACAGGCTAAAGCTGATAACGATAGACGTATCGCTAAGGAAGCTCAGGACATTATTGACGCTGAGGCAAACCGCAAAGCGGACGACTTAAAACGCCAAGCCGATGAGGAAGAAGATAGAAAAATTAGAGCTCGTGGCGAGAAGTATCAGGGCTTTTTAAGATATTGCGGTATGACTAACCAAACCGCTAAAGATGAATTTTACATTAAAGAAGATAAGCAACCAGACGGTTCGATACTGGTAACCGCCTACAAAAAAGTTAATTCAATTATCATATAACCCTATGAATAAAGTTATTCTATGTGGTCGCCTAACACGTGACCCCGAAGCAAGAAATACGCCAAGCGGTATTATGGTCGCTAACGCTAGTCTAGCTACCAGTGAAGTGTGGACGGACGCAAACGGCGAACGCAAGCAGAAGTCCGAGTTTCATAATCTGGTGCTCTGGCGTAAGTCGGCGGAGAATATCGTTAAGTACTGCCACAAAGGAAGTCAACTACTAATTGAAGGCAAACTAACGACTGAGGACTGGGTCGCTCAGGACGGCAGTAAACGCTATACGACTAAGATTATGGTGGACAGTTTCAGGATGTTAGATAGCAAGCCACAGGAAGCCCGTAGAGAAGAAGAACCAGAAGCACCTCAAGACAATCGCCAAACCTATAAATCGTTTCAGGAGGAGCAGAACGGAGGCGGTAGCGATGAGGTAACACGGCAGGATGACGGCTTAGATAGATACCGAAATCTCCCACCAGAAGAAATGCCACCTGAACCTCAAGAGGAGGAAATCAGGGTCGAAAACATCCCTTTCTAGTTGACGAGGTTTGTTTTATATAATATAATAAAGTTTGAAGCTAATTTAATGGCTGGGAAGATAACCTTATGAAAGTTAAAATACTAGCCATTATCTAGGCTTATTTAAAAATATGCCACCAAAAAAAGAGAAGATTGAGCTTAACAGCACTAATAGTATCGGCGGTTTTTTCAAGGGAAGAATACGAGAGGCGTATTTCCAAAAGAAATTACCCCAATTTCTCTTAGAGTTTCAGGCTCAATGCTCAGACGTTGCTGAGATTAGTCGGTTAAAAGACTATCTTATCGACTTACAGGCAGGAGAGAGCGATTTAATTGCCGAGATTACTAAGACAATCGGCGAGGAAGCAATGGGCATAATGAAGGAAGAAAACGCCCCCCTTGCTAAGTTTATGGGCGAGATGTCCGAAGATGAACAAGCCCAATTTACTGTCTGGCGTGATAGCTGTGCTAACGCTATCAATCGAATTACCACTATCATCACAGCGACTCGTAAGATAATTAAGGAACGCTCAGCGATGAAAAAGGATGATTGGCTAGACCTTGCCCTTGAAATCGCAACGCTGATGAAGTGGGTCGATGAGGACAGAGTCTATAAAGACCAGATGTATCGTAAGGTGCTGATGACTGAGAAAGCCAAGCGTGGCTGTTCAAGACTCGAAGCCGAAGAAATTACTAAGACAACTCAAGAGTATCGAGATTACAAGTTGGCATTATTATTTAAGGAAAATTTAGAAGAATTTATAATGTTGGCGAAGAAGAAAGGTGCTTTAGATTATTAATATACACCCCCTAGGGGTATCAAAGATATGAACGCAAGGAATAAAAGAATAGTGGAGAAATTTAAAAATGGTGAAACTGAAACGGCTCTTGCTTTGTACTATAAGATAACCAGAGAGAGAATACGGACAATTCTAGTCGGTATTATGGGACGGGAAGCGGTGAGCCGACAGGCAAAATTAAACGTGAAGGCGAAGTATATCAAACTTGCCAAGAACAATAAGGGCACTAAATACATTTGTAAAAACTGCGGTAAGCCGATTTACGACAAGTATCTTAAAAGAATTTTCTGCGACCCAGAGTGCTTTAGAGAATACCAAGAAAAAAATAAACTCTCCGAGGAGGAAAAAATTGAACGTAGGAGAGCAAAGGCAAAGGCTTATTATTTAAGACGTAAAAAGATTTAATATGAAAATTACAAAAAAATTATTTTACTCGTTGCTCGTTGAAACAGTTTTGATTTTATTAATTATTTTAATCGGTGTGTCCTTCGTTTATTTAATTGGCACAGTCGCTCACCACGTTCAACAGGTGTTCTATGTTTGTAAATAAATATGGACACTTATATTCAAATAACCAAAGCAAAAAGAGTTAAAGACTATCAACGTCTTGGCTCTTTTTTATTTACCATTTTGTTTGGTATCTGGTGCGTTAAAGTTGGTATTACTCTTGGTATTGAAGCCAGCAAACCGCTTCCAGTCAGCGAGGCAACAATCACTCACCGAGTGGTTAAGGAAGTATCAATTAAGAAGCCAGAGAAATATATCGGCAAGTTTACCATCTACGCTTATAACAGCGTGTCAGGGCAAACAGACGGTAGCCCGTGTATCTCCGCTGATAACAAAAACATCTGTGAGCGATTTGCTAAAGGCGAGAAGCTTTGTGCGTCTAACGATTTTAAATTAGGGACGATTGTATATATCAAAGATTACGGCGACTGTAAGATTGTTGACCGTATGAAATCAACTTACTCGAAGTCGATTGATATCTTTATGGGTTATGATGTTGCTACCGCAAGGCAGTGGGGCGTAAAAAGTATAGAAATCTACACTACTCACTAAGCCTGAAAAATGGTATAATATAAGCATAACTTTAAAAACTCAGACGATGGCAACAAGTAAAGTTTCTACGGAACGACTGGAAGAACACGGATGGCGTTTTTCTGGTAAATTTTTTGATGACTTACAAATATGGTTCAGGCGTGATAATTATTTATTGTATCACAACGAGCTAGAGCTGGTTTATTTTAGGTATTCATCAAAGAAAAGAGTCGATTGGGAGCGGAGCGGTGAGAACAACAAACACCACTTAACGCCAAGGTCTAGAGGCGGAACGTCTTTAGATAGTAATTTATTGCTGATGGACAAGTCTAGGCATAACGCTTGGCATTTGCTGTTTGGCACTCTCACGCTAGATGAGATAGTAGCTTTGTTACAACGAACAAAGATATTAAAAAATCACTCTGGCTAACATAAGCAGTATTATTTTACTGCTTATTGAAATACTATGAAGATTAAAATTGACTTAGCCGATACTTTTTTCTCACGCTTCATCAGACTTCGGGACAGAAAATGTATGCGGTGCGGTTCAACAGTAAAATTAAATGAACTGCTTGAGCCGATTAGTCACGAGTGTTCTCATTACTGGTCGAGAGGCAAAGAAGGTACGAGGTTCGAACCTGATAACTGCGATACACTTTGTTACGGCTGTCACAATTTATGGGGTCACGGAGATGAGCGTGATAAGTATAAAGAATTTAAAATTAAACAACTCGGACAAAGACGTTTCGATACGCTTCAACTACAAGCGTTTACCTACTGTAAGAAAGATAGAACGATGTCGGCAATAATTTGTAAAGCGATGTTCAAAGATTTGCGTGATAAACTATTGTAACATTTTTCTGATATGGTATAATAAAGGTATGAAAACAGTAGTTTTAGTTTTTGGTGATTTCAATCATCCGATGAATTTGAAAGGTGCTAGTAGATTAGGCGTTGCTTACGCATTTTTATACTCTAAAACAATCTATAAAAGGCACGGTTTATCAGGCGATTACTTATCGGGGACACGAGAGAGATTTAAAAACGCAAAAGCCGATGGGTATATTTACAATTCAATATTTCTAAAAGATATTTGTCAGCTAGAAAAGTTTTTAGAAAAAAAAGATGACGTAATTATTTTTAAACCACGCACCCAAGTTTTATTAGATGAGGTACTGATGTTATCTTTTAAAAAAAATATCAAAATTATTTATGAAGAAGAAACGAGCAAAGTATAGAAGCATTTGGTATATGGCTTCTTTGCTCGGACAGGAGTGTTTAGGGTTCGCTCACCGAAAACATCGAACTCATAAGAAGGCTTACCCAAGAAACTCTTTTAAATCTAATAAATTATACTGCCTTAAACTTAAGGAGGCAGATAAACAGCTCGAAGAACTTGAGCTTAAATAATAAAAGTATGTTTGGAAACAACACAAAGCGTAAAATCGCTGAATTAGAGAAGGAGATTAATGCCTGTCGCTACGTTAGCAACAAGCAAACCCAGATTATTGACCTGCTAGTTGACCATTTAGAGGTCAAAGTAATTGAAGAAGATTTTATTGATGAAAAAAAGTACGGCAGTTTGTTCGGTCGCAAGGTGATGTCCGAAAAATTTGTTAACCAACGTCTTAAATTAATCAGCACAGCTAAGGTAGAAGCCCCAACTGAGCCAACTAATCAGTAATTTTATGGAAGTATATTTTTTATTTGATTGCCCTAAGGGTAAAATTGATAGTTTCTTGATTGGAAAATCAGGCTCTAAACTATCTAAAGAGTTCTTTAAAGGCATTACTGAAAAAGGTTGTTACTTCGAGATTAAGTCTAACGCCATCAAATTTAAAAAGGCGTTCGACAAGTTCAATAACCGCAAGCGAGGCGAAACTAAGATTGTAAAATGTTCTGTTAAAATAATTAAATAATTTCTATGTTTAAAATTTCAATTACCGATGACAAGATTAAGAGGCTAAATGAGCTAACCGAAGCCATCGAAGATAAGAAGGACGTGCTATCAGAAATGATTAGAACCGCCCAAGACCGCCACTCTAACCGCCAACACAAAGCGATTAGAAACAATCAGGAAGTTTCCTTAGCGGAAAAAGTATTGTGGACTGAATTAAAATACGGCGATAAAAACTCTGAGGCTTACAAAATTATGCGGAAGCAATACCCAGAAATGTTTGAGTTACAGGATGAGCTAGATAAACTTTCCGAAGGTTTAAAGAATTTCAGCGGTACAGAGTTTGGGTTCTTCTTTAGCGAAATGACCCTCTCCCGTCTAGTCGCCCTAATTATCGGTGTAGTAAAATACGTTAATAAGACAGACGACAAGAAGAAACGCTTTTTTAATTATTTCGGCAGACGCTAAACCCTATGACATTTCTAGAAAAGAAGGTTAATGAAAAATTTGAATACTCAGTCACCGATATCTTCGGCACGATTGAGTTATCATCTGCCTTCCAACTAGACGCTGATACTTTAGACCTCTTGGTTTCGAGTATTATGGTCGGGATGGGTAATGAAGGCGTTTACTCGGTCGTTCTAAAAGACATCACGGAAAATGTTGACGTATATTTCACTTTCAAGCGTAATGTCCAATGGGAAGATATCGACCCAAAGAAGGAGAAGGAACTAGATAAAATAATCAAAGCCAGAAATAACCCTAAAGCTAAATCTGGCTTTAAAAATATCATCGCTAAACGGCTCGTTAAATTTATTAATAAAAACCTATAACTATGTCACTAAAAATCAACCAAGTATTCAAACGAATACAAGACAACAAGCGTGAGCAAAGACAACTTAAAAAAATCTATAAGGACGCTCTCTCGGTCAACGCCGAGTACCAAGATGTGCTAGAGAGCCTAAAAGCCCTAAAGAACAAGCAGAAGCAGATTGAAGCCAGCGTCAAAGCCGACTTTAAAGAGGAGTTTGATAAGTTAGAAAGTTTGAAGCTTAATATTACCTCAGATAACCAGATGATATCAGACCTAGCCCTTATCGACTTAGTTAGTGGTAAATCAGTTGAGTTAACCGATGAGAATAAGACGGAGTACGACCCATTGTTCACTGTAAGGTTTAAGAAAAAATAACTATTAATTTTATGATTAGAGCAAAGTTTAAGTGTATCGAGGGTGGCGTAAATGAGTCGGGCAGATTTTTCAAGCTCAGACCAGTAACTAGCGGTAGCGATGAAAATAAGAATTTCTACAAATACACCCCAGCTGGTCTTATCGAACAGTTGATTGTAAATGATAATGTTTACTTCGAAGTTGGCAAGGAATATGACGTTGATTTCTCAGAGGTAGTGGCTATCAGTGCGATTGAGGAAACTAAATAACTATAAACGTTAAAATAAAATAAAATCTATGAGCTCATTTAATAGCTTCGTCAAGAACCAAATCAAGACTAAGAAGGTTAGAGATAACAAATACCACTTCTGGTACGTGATACTTAAAAGCCTCTTTAGTTTCGCTGGTCTGGTTTCTTTGTTTATGTGTATCTATATGGGGGGTCTGCCAGAACTGTATTTTATCGGCTTAATCTCCCTAGCACTCGGTGAGCTCGTATTTTTTATCGACCAGTCGTGGTATAATTAAATAGGCTAAGGAAACATTTGTTTGGCTACTTTCAGGGGAGATGATTAAGGGATGACTTATTATCTCTCCCAAAAGCACTCAAACATTTTTTTACCAAACTAAGGTAAATTTGACAAAACAGGCTTTTACTACAAATCTATGGCGATTGAATACAGGGGGGAAAGAAACAGCGGAGTGTTCACCAGAGCGGACAAGATTAAGTTCTTAGCGTTCTATATTGCGTGTTACGGAAACCTCAGCAAGGCGACACTACAATTTCGACAACTTAAACCAGCATCTAAGTTCGGTCGCTTTAACAGGCAGACCGTTTATGCGTGGCGTGATAGTAATACTATTTTAGATGACAGCAACGGTATGACCTTCGGCGATTACTTTTTAAACTGTGAGAGTAAGATACTTGAGGACACGGATGAGTTTTTAAAAACTAAGATTTACAATAAGAAAGATTTAAAGGCGATGTGTTTTTTCTTAAAGCACCGACACCCTGATTACCAGCAAAGACTTCAAGTCAATGAAGGCGGAGCAGAGAGTCGAGAACTTTTAGAGCAAATGAACGCTATGATAAAAGATGTTCAAACCAATACTACCCCAACTAAGCGAGTCGAGGAGAGTCGCCCTGAAAACCCTACTACATAGTTTTGTAATTGAAGGGCAACCAGCGGATGAGGTTTGTTCATACGGACAGTTAGTAATCTTTGACGCTTTAATCTTTAGGGACAACAAGAGGGTTCAAATCATCTGCTCTACCCAGTATGGTAAGACTTTGTTTGTAGCTCTGGCTTGTATTATCATCGCTTGTGTTCAGGGAGAGATAGTCGCCGTAGTTGCTCCATCAACCGAGAAGGCAAAACTAACAATGCGATACTTCGTTGAGCATTTAGGTGACGCTCCGTTCTTTGCCACTCGACTTGAGAAGAACACCCGATTAGACAGACTGCGTCAGGAAGATAGCAAGACCAGAATTATCTTAAATAATGGCGGTGGCATTTTCGTGGTATCATCCCAAGAAAAGAACTCGAATAAATCAATCGAGTCAGCTATGGGTCTAGGCTCGAAGATTGTTATCGGCGATGAGTATAATTTAATTAGTGATAATAACGAGGCAACCATCTTCCGTATGATTGCTGGTAAAGGAGCGGACGGCTTCTACTGTAAGATTGGTAACCCCTTCTATTCCGCTGAGCCATATAGCCATTTTAAAAAGAGTTGGGAAAACCCAGCCTATCACCGTATCTTCATTGATGATGTGATTGCCGTGTCCGAAGGGCGGTATAGCCAAGAGTTTTTAGATGAAGCCAGCACTAAGCCCCTCTACTCGATTTTATATAAGTGCGAGTTTCCACCGCTGGATGAGTTAGATAAGGACGGCTACCGTCAGTTGCTTACCCCTGAGCAGGTCAAATTTAAGCCTGTGGCAGAGATTAAGCGACTCTTTGCTGAAATGACACAGGACGAACTTAGTCGAGGCGTGAAGCCGACTAGAGTCAAGCTAGGCGTTGATATCGGTGGCGGTGGTGATAAGAGCCCCTTCATCGTGCGTAAGGGTGGCTTAGCCTTCATTGCTCGGATGACTAACGTGCGTGATACGATGGTAAACGTGACCGTAGTTGAAGAACTGATTGAGGAGTTTGACATATTAGACGAAGATATTGCGATTGATGATATTGGTATTGGTCGAGGAGTCTGCGATAGATTGATTGAACTAGGTCACGCCGTTAATAGCGTATCAGTCGGTATGCCAGCAGATGATGACGCAACCTACGCTAACATCAAGGCTGAGCTATTTTGGAGATTAAAGGACTGGTGTTTAGTTGGTGGAGAGATTGACGACAGCACCGATATGAAGCAGATATTTTGGATTAAGTGGAAAATACAGACGGGAGAACGTAAGATTATCTTAGAACCTAAGGAGTTCGTAAGACGCAGACATAAGAAATCACCCGACTACGCTGACGCTTTAGCATTAACATTTTACGAGCCTCCGTTTATCGGATGGTTATAATCTATGTCACAACCCGAAAAAGAAATCATTGATATCATTACTAACGAGTGTAAGTTCACTCCGTTCGGCGTTCTGACTCTTGAGCTCATCGTAAAAGACGGAAAAGTTGTGCGAGTGGAAGCCTCCACGACTAAGCGGTGCTACAAAGTCAATGAAGCTACCTAAAATTTATTGACGGTATATTTATATTTTGGTATAATTAGAGAGTCAAGGTTTTGTTTCCAAATTTAATAGCCGAATTAGTATCGAATTTTTAAACTACACGAGAGTCATCTCGCATAAGATACTAGCTAGGTTTTCTTACAACCGCCCGTTGTATAGAAGAACTAATAACGAGCAACTGCTAGGAATAAGCTAAAACTTATTTTAGGCACTTGCTCGTTTTAGTTACCCAAAAATACTATGAGTTTTATTTCTAGAATAAAAGGAGCTTTCGAACAATTAGTTGGTACATCAGACGACAAGGTTAACTTGTTGTTTCAAAGTGGGGCGAAGGGCGTAAACATCAGTTACTTAACCGCTTACGAAAAATCAATCTACATCAATAAGGCGTTAGAAAAACGTGCGACTAAAGTTGGTGAGATTGAGTTTACCGCTAAGAAAGGCGACACTGAAATCGTTAATGCTCCGATACTAGAACTGTTAGCAAAACCAAACCCGTTAATGACTCAAAGCCAATTTTTCTCAATGTGGCAGAAGTACAAAGATATCTTCGGTGAAGTTTATGTTTGGAAGAAGAAAGGGGCGGAGTTATTTGCTAAGTCTAAAGTTAGTGAACTTCACTTACTAATGCCGATGGGCGTTAAGAAGTATTACAATACGGACGGCACAATCTCCTATTACACTTACACTACCGAGGGTGGAAGCGAACAGCGTTACGAGATAGATGAAATTATTTACGACCGCCGACCTAACCCCCGTGACATCCGTCAGGGTATTTCGCTTTTAAAGGCTGGTATCTTAACTATCTCTAGCTCACTTGAAATTGAGAAACTACAATATGAAATCTTAAAGAACGGCGGTAAGTTAGACACCGTCATTTCGTTTAAGGAACGAGATAAGCTTACTAAATTACAGACTGAGGAACTTCGAGAAAAATATACGGAGAAATATGCCGAGGCTAAACGCACGGGTGCTCCGATGTTTTTGGGTGGTGACGTTCAGGTTAACAATTTGGGTCTTAACCCAGCGGAGTTAGGCTATCTAGAAGGCAAGAAAATGACGCTTGATGATTTATGTATCTTAACCGAAGTACCTAAGCCACTTTTAGCGTTAGCCGAAGGCAGTACGTTTGATAACGCTGACCTTGCCCTTCGTTCGTTCTTAAAGGAAACCATTTTACCAGAACAAAAATCAATCGGCACATTACTAAACTCGGATGTTGATTTAGCTTCTGATTTTAAATTAGATATCGTTGATAAGACCCCAGAGAATATAGACGCAAAAATTAAATTAGCCGAAAATGGCTTTGGTAAATACTTAAGCGTTAATGAGATAAGAGAAATCTTTGGACGTGACCCAATCGAAGGCGAGGGTGGCGATGATGTCTTAGTACCGTTTAATATGACAACTCTAAGCAGTGTAACCGCTGAGCCCGTTGCTGAGGCTACACCTGCCCCAACACCAGCTGACCCTAATGCTAAAGGTGCGTTTGCTCACCCCCTTCAAAATAAAGAGTTTAGAGCCAAATACTATAATCAGTTTTTAAAGAAGGCAGATAAGAACGAACTGACTTTTAAACGAGCCTTCAACTCTTATGCTCTAAGCCAAAGAGAACGGGTAATTGAAAAGGTTAACAAATATGTTCGAGCCTATAATAAAGCCAACGTTGAAGATTTGTTTGATGTCGATATGGAAATATCTATCGGCGTAAAACGCTTAATGCCAGTGATGATGGAGATTGCTAGAAAGTCAGGACAAGACGCAATCAATCTAGTCGGCGGTAAAAGAGATTTCAACCTAAACGCCAACCTTCACAGTTGGTTAGATAATAAGGCTAAGATTTTCTTAAAGCAGGTTAATGAAACAACCTTTAACCAACTTAAGACCCAGTTTGCTGAGAGTGTCAGTTCAGGTGAAACATTTTCAGATTTAGCAACTCGCATTAAGGGGACGTATAAAGATATTACAACAGGCAGAGCCTTCACTATCGCTCGCACAGAAACTAACGGCATTATGGGTAAATCAACCCTAGACGGCTATGACCAAGTTGGGATGAGAATAAAGATTTGGGTTCACTCTGCGTCCGATAGTCCAAGAGAAGAACACGAAGCAATGGATGGAGAGGAACAACCGCTAAACAGTCCGTTCACTAATGGCTTAATGTTCCCAGGTGACCCAGCAGGAAGCCCAGAGGATGTAATAAATTGTCATTGTACCATCTAAATTACTAGAATAAACATAATTTTATATGAAGAAGTTTTATCAACTACACAACAAATCGTTGGAGAAAAACAAAGTGAAGAACTTGAGTGAGCTTTGGGAAAAGATGAAAGCCAAAGGTTATAAGGGCTTGTCTGTTCCTGTTAACACTAAGTTTGTTAAATCAGCGGAGAGCGATAACAAATATCACGCTATCTTCTCGACTGCGAGCGTTGACCGCCACGGCGATATTGTTGAGCAGAATTGGTTACTAAAGAATTTTAAAAACAACCCAGTTTATTTAGACAGTCATAACTACAATTCTATCGAGAAAATCATCGGTCGTATTGATAAGATTAAGGCTAAGGGCGTGTTAGAAGGTGATATTATTTTTGCCACTGTTAACCCACTCGGACAATTAGCGAAAGATTTAGCAGAGGGTGGCTTCTTAAATACTTCGAGCGTTGGGTTTATTCCTAAGAAGTTCGATGATAAGTTTGAACGTATAATCGAAAGTGAATTGTTAGAGATTAGTGCGGTGTCTGTACCTGCTAATGCCGAAGCACTTTACGAAAAAAAATATGGTAAATCAACTAAAGATGTTACACCTAGCGGTGAGGGGGACGCACCAGAACCTCAAGACGGTGATGGTTCAGGGGATGAACTTGAACTTGAGCAACCAGAGGGTGCTGGTGAAGGTGAAGGGGGAGAGGGTGAAGAAGAAGTAGTTGAAGATATTGAAGATATCGAGGACGCACCGATTGAACAGATACCAGAAGAAATCGCTGACGAGGTCATTAATAATTCAATCAAGAAAACTGCTGACGACCTCTTAAACGAGATTGTCAAATGTGAAGTTGATACAAGAAAAAGGGCTTTAAACAAGATTTACAACGCTACTAAGCTAATTTGTGGAGAACTAAAGGTCGGCGACCACATCAGCCTAGACGATAAACTTGATAACAAGATTATCGTAAATAAATGCGTTAAAGAACTTCTTGCTTTTAAAAAAACCCTTAAATAAAAAGTTATATGAACGTACTAAAATTAATCAAGTCTTTATTGGCTAAAGGTTTTGCCACTAAAGCTGAAAAAGCAAACTTAGTTGCGATGGTTAAAGAAATGCCTAGCGAAGAAGCGGAAGTTGTAGCTGATGAAGTGGCGGAAGTTAACGCTTTGCCAGAAGAAGAAGCTGACAAGTCCGAAGAAACCAAAGGGTTAATGAAAAAACTATTGGGCGAAGCCGTTGCTGATATCAAATCAGAAATGAAAGATTGGTCTAAGAGTCAATTAGAAGCTATCAACAAACAAGCTGGTATCTACTCTAAGGACGCTAAACCAGTCCGTGAAGCTTTAAATAAAAAGTTTAAAGGTTTCTGTAAAGCCTTATACGGTGATGATACTTTATTAAAAGAAATGACAACTGACGCTACTGGTTCACCTTACGGTGGTTACGTAGTTGACCGTGAACTTTCTGCTGAAATCGTATCTTACATCACTGAATTTGGTGTTGCTCGTAGAGAAATGACAAACTTGACTCTTTCCAAGAACGAATATAGAGGTAACGTTCTAGTTACTGATGTAACCGTTTACTGGGTTGATGAAGGTGCTGTTATCGGTTCTACTCAAGCTGTTTTAGGTCAAAAGTCTTTAATTCTTAAGAAATTAGGAGCTATTGCTACTTTGACTCGTGAATTACTTGAAGATGAGGAAATTGATTTATTTGCTTTCTTAGGTTCTCGTGTTGCTGAAAAGTTTGCGGAAGCCGAAGATAAAGCTTTCTTCATCGGTGATGGTACTGCTACCTATGGTGGTTTTACTGGTATCTTAAACGATACAGGTGTTGTGTCCGTTGCTTTACCTGCTACTAAGGTAAGTGCTACTGATATGACCGCTGAGGAATTGTTAGACTTACAGGACGCTGTCCCTACATCTGCTCAGGCAAATGCTAAGTACTACTTCCACCGTACTATTCTATCAATCATCAGAAAGTTGAAATCTACAACTGGTGAATATATCTACCAATCTCCAACCGCTTCTTTACCATCTACTATTTGGAACAAGCCTTACGTCTTAAGTGAAGTATTGCCTAAAGCCACTACTACTGGTGCTGGTAAGAAAATTGTTATCTACGGTGATTTACGCCAAGCTTGTATCTTTGGTAACAAAGGTGCGATGGAGGCTAAACGCTTTGACGCTGGTATGGTTAAGAACGTTGAAGGTAATGCTGACGTTAACTTAATTACTACTGACCGTGAAGCTGTCCGTTGGGTAGAACGTGTTGGTTCTCTTAACATCCAACCACAAATCGTGGCTGTGTTAAAGACTGGTACTGCTTCCTAACCTCTTAGAGTCGATTA